TCACTGGCAAAATGGCTCTTCGCCGTGTGCCTGCTCCCCGTCTATAATATATATAAAGGGGCGGAGTGGCTGCTTCTCGCCGTCATCGTGTGCGTCATCGCCGACTATCGCTTCGGGCGCGGCGAGAGCCGCAAGCGATACGAAAAGGCGAAGGCAGACGGCGACCAAGCCGCCATGCTCCACTGGCAGTGGCGCAAGAGCCGCGCATGGAGGCGCACCCTCACCAAGACGGGCGACTATTTCCTTATCGTCACGCTCGGCGTTTTCATAGGCCGCGCCTTTTTGCCGCTGCTCGGCGTGGCGCACTGGTGGGGCGGCTTCACCGCGACCGCCGTGTGCTGCCTCTGCGAGATAGTGAGCATAGCGGGGCATTTCTGCTATCTGAAAGGCGTGGACTTTGACCCGCAAGACCTCCGCCACACGCTCACGCGCTTCCTCATCGCACTCGCCCGCCGCAAAATGCCCGACGTGGGCGGCGCGCTCGGCGACGCGCTGAAAGAAAGGGGCGGGGAAGCCCAAACGGGAAAACCTCTTCAATCGAATCAATCGAATCAATCGTTTCTCTCGAAAGAATCGGAAGAAACGAAAGAATCGAATCAATCGAAAGAATCGAATCAATCGAAAGAGCCGCAAAAACCTCTTCAACCAAACCAACAATAAAAACCACACACACAAGACATCATGGCAACATACAAGAAGCTCACCGAGACCGACGAGTACAAGGCACTGGTAGCAACCGACGAGAGCCTGCAAACACAGGCCACGGCCAACGCGGAGGCCATATCCAAGCTCTCCTCATCGGGAAGCGGCGGCACGACCGCCGAGGCCACCACCACCACGGCGGGGCTTATGTCAGCGGAGGACAAGGCCGCGCTCGACACACTCTCATCGGGGAAGAACACCGATTATGTCTCCAACATCGCGATAACGCAGGAGGCCGCGCACCCCGACTGGGCGCGTTTCACCGTGCAGAAGGGAAACAGCGTGCAATACTCATTCGACCTCGACAACGCCACGGCCACCGTGCAGGGCTTGATGAGCGCGGCGGACAAGACGAGCCTCGACACCCTTGCGGGCGGCACGGACAGCCACTATGTGACAAAGATTGCCGTGGCGCAGACAAGGCCGTACTACGTGGACATCACGCCCTATTTTGGCGGCGTGGCGGGCAGCAAGATAAGCATCGGCACGGCCACCGAGAGCGCGGCGGGCGTGATGACTGCGGGCGACAAGAAAAAGCTCAACGCCTACCCCGACTGGGACACCCTCAACGCCCGCATCGCCGCCCTTGAGGGAAGCTAATGCCCACAGCCGCTTTAATCGCTTCAATCGCTTCTCCCGATTAAATCGATTAAATCGAATAAAACGCAAGAACCTTTTCAACCAAAAAAAAGCAAAAAAACCATGGCACGCAAAATAACCGAGGCAATCATACACTGCTCCGCCACGAAGGAGGGCAGGGACTTCACCGAGAAAGACATTGACCGCTGGCACAGGCAAATGGGCTGGGACGGCTGCGGATACCACTATGTGGTAAGGCTCGACGGCACCATTGAGCCGGGGCGCGACATGGAGCGCGTGGGGGCGCACTGCAAGGGACACAACAAGCAGAGCGTGGGCGTGTGCTACATTGGCGGCCTCGCCACCGACGGCAAGACCCCCAAGGACACGCGCACCACGGCGCAAAAGGCCGCACTGCTCGCCCTGCTCAAAAGGCTCAAGGCGAAATACCCCGCCCTCAAAGTGTACGGACACCGCGACTTCGCCGCCAAAGCCTGCCCATGCTTCGACGCAAGGGAGGAATATGCTGAAATATGAAATCTGCAATCCATCTCAACGACGCGCTGCGCCTGCTCTCTGACCGCCGCCCGCACGACCTGCGGCTGTGGAAACTATCGACGGGCGACATCCTATCGTATCGCGGCGTGACGCTATCGGGCGCGTGGCGCAGGGGCGGCCTTTGCCGCGTGCGTTTCCCGCAGAGCGGCCAGATACGCGCATTCAAGGCCGTCAGCCTTTTCGAGATAGACGGCATGGCAGTGTATATATAAAAAGGGGCGCTTCAACCGTTTCGCCCGTTTCTCTCGTTTCTCTCGATTAAATCGAAAAAAATCGAATGAATCGAAAGAAACGAATGAAGCTGGAAAATCAAAAAAAAATCTTCCTCATGAAACCGCAAGACAACGACAACATTTTCTTCGTCACGCCATCGGGCTACTCAGACGCGATGGGCGAGGTGGCCGACACGACCGGCATTTTTGACGACGAGGCCACGCTGCGGGCGCGGCCAGTGCCGGGGATGCCCGGCGAGCTTTACGCCCCGTGGGGCGCGGACGACCAGCTGCCCTACGAACTCATCCGCCTCGTGGGGGCGGACGAGGTGACGGCGCAAAACAAGCTCTTCAACGTGCTCACCTGCTACGGCGCGGGGCTGCGCTTCAAGCCGCTCGACTTTTTGCGCGACCTCCCCGCCCGCTCCGACTCGCTCATCGCGCGGCAGCTCGAAGAGGCAAGGGCGTGGGCGATGCGCCAGAGCCTGCCATCCTACTTCCTGGAGCAGGCCACCGACATGAAATATTTCTTCTTCGCCGTGGCCGTGGTCATCCTATCGCGCGACGGCAAGCGCATCAACCGCCTGCGCCACAAGGAGGCGTGCTACTGCCGCATGGCAAAGGCCGACAAGCGCGGCCACATCCCCTTTGTATATTTCGCCAACTGGCGGCACGGACCGGCCACGACGGGCGAGGTGGAAAAGATACCCGTGCTCGACGAGCTTGACCCGCTGGGCGACCTCATGCAGAAAATGGGAAGGGAGCCGCTTGCCGACGGTCTCGTCCACGGCGCGAAGCGAGGAAGGAAGTTTGCCATACTCATGCGTTTCCCGACCGCCGGATGCCAGTATTACCCCGTCCCCTACTGGAGCGCGGTGCTGCGCGGCGGCTCTTACGACGAGAAACGCCTTATCTCGGTGGGCAAACGCGCCAAGCTGCGCAACCACACGAGCGTGAAGTACCTCGTGGAGGTGGAGCAAAACTACTGGCAAAAGATTGTGCGCGAGGAGTTTATCACCGGGCGCGAGGAGATACAGGCAAGGATAAGGAAGGAGAAGGAGAACATTCGCGACTTTGTGGCGGGGCTTGAAAACTCTGACAAGGTTTGGATAAGCTCCTACTACATGAACCCCGACGGCAAGGAGGTGCACGATGTGAGAATCACGCGCATCGACACCGGCAAGGAGGGCGGCGACTGGACAGAGGACGTGCAGGCTGCGGCCAACACCATCTGCTACGCCGACAACGTGCACCCCAACCTTGTGGGCGCGGTGCCGGGAAAGAGCCAGAGCAACAACAGCGGCTCGGACAAGCGTGAGCTTTTCACCATGAAGCAGGCGCTTGAGATAGCCTTCCACGACATACTGTTGCAGCCCCTGCGCATCGTGTGCGCCTTCAACGGCTGGAACTGCGTGGAGCCCACCGTGCCGATGATACAGCTCACCACGCTCGACGAACACACCGACAGCCGCAAGGTCAGCGCGGGCGCACCCGATTAAAAACGCTTCAACCGCTTCAATCGATTAAATCGCTTTTCTCGATTAAATCGTTTCACTCGATTAAATCGAAAAAAACGGAAGAATCGAATGAAGCGGAAGAATTGAGAAAATCGAAAAAAAACCAAGAAAATGGCCTCTCTCCTCACCTCTTTCCCCTCCTACGCATTCCCGCAGCAGCTCGACACCATAAAAATCTCTCTCGCAAAGGGCGCGACCTGCGCCGTGCGGCTCGTCCTTGAGACCGACAGCGAGACAAAATACCTGCTCACCGCCACCCTCACGGGCGACACCGACGGCACGGCCACACTCGCCGACCTCGCCGTGCTGCTCGCCGACAACATGGAGACCGACACCGCCACACTCGCCCTGTGGCTCGACGGCACGGAGGCGGCAAGCTGCACACTCGTACCATGCCGCGCGTGGGCAAGCGGCGGCGCGGCATCGTGGTGCCAGAGCCGCGCACTCTCGCTCGCCACGGGGCAGCGCGTCACCTCTTACGACAGCACGGAATATGTGAGCGTCATGCATCTCGCAAGCGAGACCTTCATCTTCACCCTCACACTCTTCTTCCCCGACGGCACGCAAAAGGCCGAGACGCTGACCGCCACCACCTCGGCAAGCGGAGACATTGAGACCGTGAAATGGAAATGGAGCGACTTCGCCGACGACATACCCGCCACATACCGCAACACCTTCTACGCCACACTCGCGGCCAAGACCAACAGCGGGCAGACCGCCGCCTACCGCTACGCCTCCATGGCGCGGCCATTCGGCACGCAGGAGCTGCGCTACCGCAACGCCTTCGGGCAGTGGGAAACACTGCTCTTCTCATCGGTCACGGCCAAGCACAAGCCCAAAAGAACCTCGGCGGTCTTCAACGGCATCTACCGAAACTACATCGTGGACAACGAGACCACCTTCGAGGGCGTGAGCGTGGCGCTTCCCGACGGGCAGGTGGCGCAGGCGGCAGACTTTCTCGAGGCAAAGACCGTGGAGCGCGTGAGCGACGGCGTGAGCCTCGCACTCTCCGACGGCGAGCTTGAGGAAGACAGCGGGGCGGAGGCCATGCCGCGCCTCTCAGCCACATGGCGCGAGGTGACACGCACGCCACATCCCGCACAAGCCGCCACCAACATCTTCGACGAGACATTTGACGAAACATTTGAGTAATGACCCTCTCCATCACACTCCCCACCGCGTGGGACAAGCTCACCGGCCCGCAGCTGTGCTACATAGCCCGCCTCATGGCCGACGGCTTCGCCACCGACTCCATAAAGTGCTGGCTCGTGCTGCGCACCGTGCCGCAGGAATATGTGCGCCGCGTGCGCCCCGACCACCTCGCCGTGGCGGCCAACTCGCTCGGCTTTCTTGACCACGCGCCCGACACGCCATGCCGACCCGACCGGCTTGCGGGAGGCAAGGCCATCGACACCGAGCTGCACAACACGCCATTCGCCGACTGGCTCATCATCGAAAACCTTTGGCAGGCCGCGCTGCAAGGCATCTCGGAAAAGGAAGGCTACGCCCGCGCCGCCGAAAACGCGGCCATGCGCCCGCTGCTCGAAAAACTGTGGCCGGGCTACAACGCACGCGCCGTGCGCCCTTGGCACGCCGCGCTTGCCATAGTCTGGCTATCGGGGCTGAAGAGCCTCTTCGCCGCCACATTTCCCCACCTCTTCCAGCCCGCAGCCGTGGCAGACGACGAGGCCACCGACATGCGCCGCAACATGGAGGCGCAGATACGCGCACTCACCGGAGGCGACATCACCAAGAGGCAGGCCGTCATTGAGAGCGACACATGGGCCGCACTCCACGAACTCAACGAAAAAGCACGCGAGGCCGAGGAACTTGCCGCCAAAATCAAATAAAACGCTTCAACCGCCTCAATCGTTTCTCTCGAATGAATCGAAAAAATCGAATGAACCGAGAGAACCGAAAGAACAGGGAAAATCAAAAAGAAACCACCATGGCCACAACCATTGCAGCCCTGCAAAAAAGGGCGACCGAGATAAGAGAGGAGACCGGCATCAGCGAGAACACCGCCGAGCGCGTGGGCTCGCTCCTCTACGACCTTGCGCAGTACATGAAGGACGAGCTTGCCTCGGGCGGCTCATCGGGGGCGCAGGCGGAGTGGCAGGAAGACCTCGAACAGGAAAAGACGGAGCGCGAGACAGCCGACCAGAGCCTTGAGAAAAAAATAACCGACGGCGACCAAGAGCTGCAAGACCTCATCGACTCCATTAATATAATAATAGAAGACCTGCGCGACGGCATAGAGAACAACCAAATCACCTTCAACGCGGGCTTCATCTCAAAGGCCGAGAGCATTTTCTACGACATCATACGCTCCGGCTACAAGTCGGCAACCGACAGCGCGGAATGGGCGTGGAGCATCGACACGGCGGGCAACATCCTTGCCGAGACGCTGCGCCTGCGCTCTTTTCTTGAAGTGCCGGAGCTGCGCTACAACCGCGCGACGGTGATGCTCGGCGACGAGTGGCAGGCACCGGGCGGGGGCATAATAGAGACCGTCACTCCCGACCTTGACGATGACGGCAACGAGACCGACACAGGAACGGCCACGCTCCACCTTGAGGACGGCGAGATTGGCGCAATCGCGGCGGGCGACCTCTGTGTGGGCTACTGGCACTACGAGCAGGGAAACGCCACAGCCGACAGCGACGACCTGAAAGGGAACATACAGCACGCGGGCTTCACAGCCGTCTATTTCAAAATTATCTCGGTTGAGGGAACCACCACCACCGCCGCCATCCTTACCGACACCGACGGCAACACGCTCACCGACACCGACGGCAACACCATCACAGACGGCCGCGGAAAAACCACATCGGGGACAAACGCCACATTCAGATACCAGCTGCGCTCCGCCACCGACGCCACGTGGCCAAGCACCGCGCAGCCCGCCGCAGGGATGCACTTCGCCGTGTTTGGCAACACCACCGACACCACGCGCCAGCAGAGCGTGCTGCGCACAAAAACCTACACGCGCTACCTCGCCGGCATGAACACGTGGGCCATCGCCGAGACGAACATCATGATGCAGCTCGGCGACCTCACGGGGCTATCCATAGGCGGCAAGAGCATGGAGGGATATTCCGCCTACCTCTCAAACATCTACATGAGCGGAGTGATTGACCAGCTCGACGAAAAGATTGGCACAGCCGTTGACGAGGCCGTGGAAAACGCCGCCAAGCCCGCCCTGCTCACACTCGCCGCAAGCTCGCAGGTATTCAAGTA